GAAGGCATCGGGCTGCATACGTTTTGCCAAATCTAATCGTATTAATTTTAATCAGTCTTCAAGATACAAGGAAGGCAGCCTCACCGCCGTTGCGGCTGGAGAGGACGTCGTTCCTGCTTCTGAGCTTACTGCTGCTCTGAAGCAGGTCCGGGAGCTTCAGCGCCTTCTGGGCAAGAAGACGATGGAAGTTGAGATCCTGAAAGAAGCCGTGGAGTACGGTCAGTCGCGAAAATGGATAGCGCACGCGCCCTTGTTGCCAAAGGACGGGGAATAGTCATGGTCAGCCGGACCATGGGCGTGTCGCGTGCGCAACTGTCACTGCGGATTAACCGTTCTGCCGACTGGCAGGACAGGCGCTGTAACCGGCGTAATGAAGAAGCAGACGCAGAAATACTGTCGGCTATCCTCAACATTATCAGCGATATGCCGAGTTATGGTTATCGACGCGTGTGGGGCATCCTGCGCAAGCAACGTCGCACAGAGGGACAGCCACCTGTGAATGCCAAACGGCTTTACAGGATAATGAGCGAGCATAACCTGTTGTTGTTGCATCACAAACCAGAGCGACCGAAGCGTGAACATAAGGGCAAGATAGCGGTGGCAGAAAGCGATATGCGCTGGTGTTCAGATGGCTTCGAGTTCGGCTGCGACAACGGCGAAAAACTGCGGGTAACGTTCGCGCTGGACTGCTGCGACCGTGAGGCCATAGACTGGGCAGCAAGCACGGGAGGCTATGACAGTTCGACCGTGCAGGATGTGATGCTGAGGTCGGTGGAAAAGCGCTTCGGCGACAGGTTGCCCGACACAGCGGTGCAGTGGCTGACGGATAACGGTTCAGCGTATACCGCGTATGAAACGCGGAGGTTCGCGAGAGAGCTGAATCTGGAGCCCTGCACAACAGCGGTGAGCAGCCCGCAGAGTAATGGCATGGCCGAACGGTTCGTGAAAACGATGAAAGAAGACTATATCGCGTTCATGCCAAAACCGGATGTGAGAACAGCACTGCGAAACCTTGCAGTAGCGTTCACGCATTACAATGAAAACCACCCGCACAGCGCGCTGGGATATCACTCCCCGAGGGAATACCGGCGGCAGCGGACATCGTTAACTTAAGATACAAAAGCTGTTCGGAGATGGAGGGTCAAGATCAATATTCATCCGGAGCGCATCCCAGAGGGACATCATGAGCCATCAACTCACCTTCGCCGATAGTGAATTCAGCACTAAGCGCCGTCAGACCCGAAAAGAGATTTTCCTCTCCCGCATGGAGCAGATTCTGCCATGGCAGAATATGACCGCTGTCATCGAGCCGTTTTATCCCAAGGCGGGCAATGGCCGACGGCCCTATCCGCTGGAGACCATGCTGCGTATTCACTGCATGCAGCATTGGTACAACCTGAGCGACGGTGCCATGGAAGATGCCCTGTACGAAATCGCCTCCATGCGCCTGTTTGCCCGATTATCCCTGGATAGCGCCCTGCCGGATCGCACCACCATCATGAATTTCCGCCACCTGCTCGAGCAGCATCAACTGGCCCGTCAATTGTTCAAGACCATCAATCGCTGGCTGGCCGAAGCAGGCGTCATGATGACCCAAGGCACTTTGGTGGATGCCACCATCATTGAGGCACCCAGCTCTACCAAGAACAAAGAGCATCAACGCGATCCGGAGATGCATCAGACCAAGAAAGGCAATCAGTGGCACTTTGGCATGAAGGCCCACATTGGTGTCGATGCCAAGAGTGGCCTGACCCACAGCCTAGTCACCACCGCGGCCAACGAGCATGACCTCAATCAGCTGGGTAATCTGCTTCATGGAGAGGAGCAATTTGTCTCAGCCGATGCCGGCTACCAAGGAGCGCCACAGCGCGAGGAGCTGGCCGAGGTGGATGTGGACTGGCTGATCGCCGAGCGTCCCGGCAAGGTAAAAACCTTGAAGCAGCATCCGCGCAAGAACAAAACGGCCATCAACATCGAATACATGAAAGCCAGCATCCGTGCCAAGGTGGAGCACCCGTTTCGCATCATCAAGCGGCAGTTCGGCTTCGTGAAAGCCAGATACAAGGGGCTGCTGAAAAACGATAACCAACTGGCGATGTTATTCACCCTGGCCAACCTGTTTCGGGTGGACCAAATGATACGTCAGTGGGAGAGATCTCAGTAAAAACCGGAAATAACGCCAGAAATGGTGGAAAAAATAGCCTAAATAGGCTAATTCGATGTGTTTGCGGGAAAAAAATCGGCCCAGATCCGCGAAATTTTAATCAGCGAGTCAGCTTGGGAAGAAATGACCTGCTTATTCGCACCTTCCTTAACGAACGTCAGCAATTTAATGGCGATGGCTGCAACGATTACAGCACCGAGTGCATCAAGCGGCCTGTCACTGTACCCCGTCCACTTTGAGAAGTAAGACCCCAGCAGAGGAGCACCAATCACACCGAAGATGAATGAAGTTATGAAGTAGCCCACCAGCTTTAGGCGGCTGATATTTACCGCCGTAGCGACATAGAACACCGCCCCAGCGAACGCGCCAAATACCACGCCATAATCAATGCCAGTTGCAAGGCCGAACATACTGGCCCCCATCAGCCCGCCAGCAGCTACCGTTGTGCCAGAAACAGGATCGGACATTTAGCCCCCTCTTATTGCTGTGAGTCCTCTCAGAATTGAGGGGAAAAAGAAAAGGCCGCGCATAAGCGCAGCCTCAAATGATTTGTTCCTCAACTTGCCGAGGAGACTTATTCATGGCGAAAAAAAAGCCCGCTCTAACGGGCGGGCAGAAAGGTAGGTAGTTCTGATTCTGTACCGGATCGAGGCGCACCTAATAGTCCGAGCTACCGATTTACCAGGAGAGCGCTCGTTTTTCGTTACTACCTTTTAAACATAGCTGGAGAAGCCGAAACGGCAACCCACAACCTAATGTCTTAGTAGTATTGCATGGTGCCGGGTGCCTCCCGGTGAGCATGTCCCAGCCGACATGGCCCGCGCTGCATTTACAGATCACTGTAAGTGACTGGTCGCCCCACCGCACAGGGGGATTCACCATGTCGATAATCTAATTTGTAAACATTGTGTTAGTCAATATGTAACACTCTGTCAAAGGCACCCGAAAATGCCTTTTGCACAGTTTTAATTGCTGGATTTGATAAACGGCCAGACTAACGCAACAACCCCGGCCACAAGTACGCCATCTGCCAGGATTGACAACATTTTACTGGTGAAGTCGATAGCAACCACCAGAAACAACAAAACCCCGGCGGCTGCCCAGCGAAGTTTACCGATCACAGGTACTGATCCAGCGGAAGCTGCAGAGCCTGAGCAATTTTCTTCAGCTGTTTCTCTTCTTCTTCGCCGATACCGTCATTGTCAGCAACATCGAGGCAAAGACAAAGAACATCAACAGCATCATTTGAACCCGCAACATCAGCCAATTCACGCAGCGCCTGAGCGTTAGCAGAACGCGGTGAAGCTTCGTATCGAGCTCGAATATTGCTACTCATCTGTGCGATCTCACCGGCGAACGGCGCGAAGGCAGGCAGCGCCGAAATGGTTTTTTCCAGCGTGGCGATTTCTTTCGCGTCGCAGGTACCATCGGCATACGCAATGGAGTAAGCACCCCATACAGTCGCCTCAACCGCATCGCGGTTTTCCATTTTCTTTACTTCAACGACGGCTTTTCGTGCTTTCTTTTTGAAGATACCGAACATAGTGACTTTCCTTTTAGCGGGTGAGCCAGCGCTCAGGAATGATCAGCCCACAGAGATAGTCACACTGACTATTCCCTATGGCTCACCCCTGAAAGGCTCTGTGGTTGAATTGCGCCGAGCGTGGCGCGGAGAATTACAGACATAAAAAAACCCGCATGAGAGCGGGCTATTTTTGGTTTTTCTGCTCAGTTCGCTTTAACGTCCCGAGCCTATCACAATTCAAGCAGTTTCTGGCTCACTTTGCAAGTAAAATCTGGCGCCATTTGTGCCGAATGCGTCACACATTGGTGCGTACAGCATCGATTCTGCCAAACTAAGCCACGTATCAACTCTGCGTCTACAGGTCATAAAGCACCAGTCGGGATGCTTTTCATAGAGCTCTTCCGCTATGCGGCGTTTGCTCTTCCGTAACCGGTAATGCTCCACCAGCAGGTGATACAGCTCTTTGTGACCACCTGTAATAAGGACTGCCCCCAGTACCTTATCAATCAGCAGTCCTTCATCGTCTGTACAGAAGGCCAGGCCGCTTTTGTTTTTCCCCGCGAGTATTTCACGAAAAAACGCCTCAAGCTCTGGCTTCGAGATGCCAGACTTCTTCATCCGGCGTAATGCTTCGTTGATGGCTGTTTTAGTGACTTTCCCGGAAGCCAGTAACTGGTTAAACATATTGCCGCCACTACCGCCGCCGATGTAGGACCAACGGCCCCACATGCGCAGCTTCCCCTGAATCCAGATGGCCTCCAGCGTTTTCAGCCTGACCATTTCACCAGCTTTTCCAACCTCGGACGGGTTAATCATTATGCGTTCTCCACTATGCCAGCACGCCAATTGCCAGCGAACGATCCAGAAATCGAAACAGCAGCTCCAGCTGTGAGCCGTGCTTCTCCTCAAATGCCACGGTGTCAGCGTGCAACTCGTCGTGATGCGCTCTGCAAAGCGGCAACACAAACAGGTCATGCGCTTTTGTTCCCATTCCACCTTGTCCGTGGCCTATCAGGTGATGGGGATCATCTGCTTGTTTGTTACAGCAGACACACAACTGGGACTTAACCCAGCGCGTCCAGCTCTCGTTTACCCAGCGGCGGCGCTTTGGTCGCAGCATGAATGATTCCGGCGTTTCAGGATCTACGCGAAGACCGAGAATCTTTTTCTGCACCACTTCGCTCGCCGCTGGCTCCGGCACAATATCGCTCTCCTTCATCACCGGTTGATGCTGTATTTCCGGCAATCGCAGGACTTTCCGGGCCAGCGATTCAGGGATGACGTGTGCCAGATTGTTTATTACCAGCCACCAGCACAACTCGGGGATCGTCAGTTGATGGTCTTCGTTGAACCCCAGTTGTGAGCGGATGACCGTTATCAGCCAGGATACCAGGTTCTCACGCGCAATGCCTGCCAGCGTCTCTGTGTGCTGATCACGTACCAGGTTATCGCAGGCCCAGCAAAGGCGGATGCTGCCAGGCTCATGCCGGAACAGCGTAAAATTTTCGCTGTGCCACGAACCGTGCGGGTACTGGCATTCAAACCGCCGCTCCAGCTCGGCCTCCAGCGAGCTGATACCACCCGCGCGCAGAATGACGTCTTTGTTTTCGAATACTGGTTTCAAAACCGGGTCTTCTGCCAGTGGCTGCGTGGCGGGAGGGATAGCGCCAGTTGCGTAGTCGCTGTATTTTTCCGGTGCAGGCTCAATCAGTACCCGCCCTCTCCTGAACATCGGCATGAGATCAGCACCTGGGCGAAGAAGAACAACGCCCATGCGCGGGGCAATCTCAGGGGTTAGTAGTGCTCTCATATCATCTCCACGTCAGGCAATTGCACGAAAACGTCGGATGGTGATTTCTACTTTCCCTTTCTTTACGATGTTCCCCCACTCCACCAGCATGCGCTTAACCTGACTGTCATCCTCCCAGACTCCGGTTAGGGTCAGGGCATCGAACAGCGCTTTGTTGTAGTTATCGATATCCCGACGGCGCTGATCCGGCGGATACAACACAATGTGAACCTCAGCCAGATCAGAGGATGGCCGGGGAACGGCTCGCAGTTGCTCAATAATCGCCGCTCTCGCTGCCTGCTGGAACTTGCGACCTGTCTCGCTTACCAGATGCCTGCCTTTCAGCGGTCCCTTGCTCGGGGCGCGCCAGTAACTATTTACGCTTGGTGGAAATGGTAAAGTCAGTTTCATTTAGCCCCCTTAAAGGATCGCTACAACGTCTTTTGCGACTTCCCGCGTACTGCTTTTGCAGGAGATCGAACGGCGCGCTTTGATGAATTCCAGGTTAAAACCATGCTCCCGGTACAGGTCGAGAACCTTCGGTGCAGATGAGTTAGAAATCACTACCCGAGCGCCACGGTGAAAGGCAGATACACATTGCTTCGCCAGGTCCACCTGGTTATCCCAGCTAAAACCACCAGCGGCGTAGGCGGTGAATCCGGTTGTTCCCGGCATCGGTTCGTAAGGCGGATCGCAGTAAACCACATCCCCTTTACCGGCCAGGCTGATTGTCCGGCGGTAATCAGCGGTCATGAATACGCAGTTATGCGCCATACCCGCGAAGGCTTTCATCTCATCCATCGGGTAATACGGGGCCTTGTAGCCTCCCCAGCCCACATTGAACTTGTTCGCCTGGTTGTAGCGCATCAGGCCATTGAAGCAATGCCGGTTGAGATACAGGAATGCAGCTGCGCGCTCAGTAGCATCCAGCGTCTGTGCGTTGAACTCGGAACGGATCAGCTCATAGCCATCTGGTGACCGCATGTGCTCAAACATCCAGCGGGCCTTTAATTCCACTTCATCCGGCACTACCGCTAACATCTGATACAGATTAATCAGGTCCGGGTTAACGTCCGCCAGCAGGTAATCTGCGTGCTTTTCGCTGTTCAGGAATACCGACCCACCGCCAACGAATGGCTCTATCAGGCGTTTCCCTGCCGGGATATGCACGAACAGGTCAGCCAGCTGGGTATACTTTCCACCAGCCCATTTCAGAAATGGCTTGCTCATGTGCGGAACCCCGAGTTTTCTGGCAATGAGTAATCAACCCCATCGAAGCTGGCTCGCGAAATGGACGACTCCTGGCGGGAGCTATTGAGTGGAGCAGATAGTTTTAACGACAGCTCATCCCATTTTTCCCGAAGCTTCGACGGGCTGAGTACGTTTTTACACCAGAACGAATCTTTGTTGGCGCGCTTGAACAGTGAGCAAATTTGCTTATGGGTTCTCCCGTCCTGCATCACCATCAGGCGAACCTCATTCGCCCATGCGGTCCAGTTTGGTTCTTTAGGGCGAACTACCTCACCATCACTTTCAGCCGCCAGTTCGTACATGCTGATAATTTTTCCCCAAATGAACTCGGCGCAGGTTAAATCGTCCTGGCTGCCCCACTGCCGCTTTGCCGCGCTGTACACCACCGCGTCAGGATGTCGTGACAGAAATTCATCAGCAGAGCCCTGTTCGTCCGGTTGCGAAGCGTCCGGACAAGAAGGATTTATATCTGATGGATCAGTAGTTGATTTTACTGACGGATCCCCACCAGATTCTGACGGGTCAAAACTGGTTTTTTTGATGGATTCCGACGCCTCAAATTTTGAGGGGTCAATTTTTGACGCATCAGATTTTGACGCATCAGATTTTGACGTGTCAGATTTTGATGTGTCAGAAACTGACAGGTGAGAAAATGCCGCTTTCTGTAGTTTGGAAACGTTGAGCTGGTAGACGTTCGATGCATTACGGTTGCCGTTGCGGCGCTGTGTGCGAGTGAGCCACCCCTCTTTCTCAAGTGCAGCTATCGCCTTTCTGACAGTACTTTCACCAGCGCCAATCTGACGGGATATGGTCGCAATAGAAGGCCAGCAAACACCCTCATCGTTGCTGAAGTCAGCCAGGCGCGCCATGATTGCCACGCTGGATAGCTTCATCCCCGAAGATGCACAAGCGTCCCAGACGTATCCTGTTAATTTAGTGCTCATGATCGTCCTTTATTTCTCTGAATTTACGTCTGAACTGCTCAAGGGGGCTAAAGCATTCATGCTCGTACCCTTTACGCAGGTATATAACGCGCTGTGTCTGAGGCTCCCAGCGTATGACCCTGACCGGGACACCGTAGTGATCTCTGAACCATCGGTTAAGTTCTCGCATACTTTCTTCGCCTGGCCGTTAAAGTCCCCTACCACCCACTGAGCAAACTGGTAGCAGACAGGTTCGAATCCGCCTGGTACTCTTACCCCATACACGAACTGCACCGGCCCTGCTCCACCAGGAACCGGACGCGCCACAAGTTGCGACCTGCGGTACTGTGTTGATAAACTGTTCATGCGTTAGTAATCTCCACTGATAACGACACGCCACGACGCCAGGAGCTGCAACTCGCTGGCGTCACTTCTTTTTGCGGGCAAACAACGTGATAATTGCCGCGATCTCTTCTTCACGCGCAGCCAGATGGCGGCGGTGATGCACCATGATTTCTTCAGCTTCATGTCTTTCGATTACCCCATCCTCAAGTGCCTGTTCGATAATCTGATCAACCTGTCCCCTGGCGGCAGAGGTGCGCATTGCCCGGCTGAACAAGTCCACGCGATCCAGCTCTTCCAGGTGCGGAACATCCACCAGCAGAGCCCCACGGCGGCGAGCGAAGTAATCAGCCAGTAACGACGTGTTGGAAATGTCTTCCATCGCTTCCAGCTCGCTGACTTCGAAGAAACGACAGCCGTTTTTCTCGTAAAGGTTGTTGTTAAACTGCGTCACCGTCATTCCCAGTGCGCCAGCCATTGCTTCTCGCCCGCCTGGATATGCTTTGCACATCGCTTTGACGGCTTCTTTGAGGTTTGGCTCTACCATATTGATTTTCCTTTTGTAGTTACTTTCAAGCGGCTGAATCTGTAGCCTTTTGGTAAAGGCTGGCGTCGTACTTCAGCTTGCCTTTCGTAATTCGTTCGATGACGAATGCTTGTTTTTGAGGGATGACTTCACCCCATCGGCAAACTGCCGGGTGGGAAATACCAAGAACACTTGCGGTTTTTGATACGCCTCCGAAGTGTTCGATAACTTCTGATTTACGCATGGTTCCTCCTGGTTAACTTACGCCTTAAAGGTAACAAAAGGTACATTAAATAGCAAACAACAGTTACAAGGAATCAATGTAACATTGGTTACATGAAAACAGAGATGAAAGACCGAATAAGATCCCGTCGAGTCCAGCTCGACATAACACAGCAGACCCTGGCTAAACGCTTAGGGGTAAGCCGTGTTTCCGTAACAAAATGGGAGAGCGGCACTACTAAACCTGATGGTGAGAATCTCCATCAGCTGGCGGTGGCGCTGCAGACAACTCCAGAATGGATTCTTTACGGTCGAGGTGAGGAAACGCCGGATGATACAAAAGTTATTCCGTTCCTTAAGCCACCCACGGCAGTTCCTATTATCTCCGCGGTTCAAGCTGGGATGTGGACTGATACTTATGCATGCTCAAGGCTTTCTGATGTGATTTCATGGACGCAAACCACTGCAAACGTTTCTAATGAAGCATTCGGACTGGTAGTGCGCGGGGAGTCTATGACTAACCCTCATGGTCTGCCATCCATCCCAGAAGGATCGATCGTTATTGTTGAACCGCACTATGGTCAACTGGATGACCTTTACGGAAAAATTGTAGTGGCAATACTCGACGGCTCTGCTGAAGCTACCGTTAAAAAGTTGGTATGGGATAGCCCTTTCGCATACTTGATGCCACTTAACCCTGCCTTTAAACCCATCCCGATAGATGGTAATTGCCGGATTGTTGGTAAAGTGGTTCAGATTACCCAAAACATTTAAATTACTCATTTCTAAAGCCAGATCTCCTTCTGGCTTTTTTTTCAATCCACGGGTAACAAAAAGTACATAGCTCTCTTGACCATATTGGTAACTAAAGGTACATTTAAATCACATCACGAGTACCGGTAGTTACATACTCTGATGTGGCAGTGAGCATTACGGCATATGGCACATGTGCCGCAGCGGCCTGAGAGTCCCTTTATCCATGCCTCTCAGAATAACCGGAATGTGCAAGCTAAGTGTTTCAGGCACGACGTGCGCCCCACCAGCGCGGCGAAAAGGTGTGACGCCCGGGAAGAGTCCGGGACACAACGATGAGGGCATTGACGAGCAAGGCACAGAGTCTGGTTCGATTCCAGACGCCAGGATAGTTCTATATCTGGTGATGGGCAGGGAAAAGGTCCGTTCGATTCGGACACCGGCAGTGCTCTCTTCGTTGTGGCGTGTACAAGCGTACTGCAGCGCCGGTCGACGCAAAGACCCGGAAATCGACTGAGCAACAGCAGCTGGTTGCAAATACCAAAACAGAGCGGCGGGAAGTAAGCAGATTAGCGATCTGGTGTCACAACATTCATTCCCGATAAGTCCCCTTCTACTGAGGAGGTTTATCGGGACTGGAAGAGTTACCACTTGGAGACGGTCCTTTTAAATGTCCTGGACAGTGGCGGTTCCGCATCGATAACAGCGGCGACAAGATGATGCAAACGGCAAAGGTCGTTAAAACTCGTTAGGAGCTGGCGTGGCATACGCGACACACGTGATAGGGCGTGAATGCCGTAAGGGGCTATAACCCTTCAATCTCGTTTCGGGCGAGTTCAACCCGAATGACAGCCGGAAGAGACGGCACAGCCCTGACGATATCTGAGTGGCTTTAAAAACAGATGGGAGCCGGTGGAAGCCCGGCACACAACAGGAAAAAGCACTGTGTTAGTCAAGTGAGTTTCCAGTGCTTCAGTGCTCTTTCCGTTGTGTGGAGATAACTAACTAATCCTTTGCAGAGGACACAGAAATGAAATTATCAAAGTTGCGTAACGCCATTGTCTATCGGGCTACTTTGCCCAGTATTGAAGCGGTTGAAGGGCACCTGCAGGAATTGCCCTACTCTGAACTTACAGAAACGGAGTTCGCGCGGGCTTCCTTCGTCCCTAATCCGATTACCGGCGAGCTGGTTACGCCAATTACTGGCGGTTATGCAATCGTGGTTCGCCGCGATGAGAAAATAATCCCCCAGCACGTCGTAATGAAAGAAGCCAATGAGCGTATCCAGCGCATCGAAAATGCATGTGGTCAGAAACTGAAGCGCGCTGACCGTAACAACATTATCCAGGATGCTAAGGTTCAGCTCTGCAAACAGGCATTCATCAAGTCGTCTCTGATCCTGGTCCTGTATAACACTGAAGAGAATCTGCTGATCATTAACTCCGCCAATAAAAATATTGCCAATTTAGTCGGGGCGATGCTGGTTAAAGTGATCGGCTCAGTAAAAACAGTCACGATCAACATCAGTGATATCAAAAACGGCCTGACAACGCGCCTTAAAAACCATCTGGACGGCGAAGAATCAGCATTTGCCGGGTTTGAGGTCGGTGATTATGTCCAGCTATCCCGCCTGGCAGACCAGAAAGAAGTTATTCGCTACTCTGCGGAACATACTTCCGTTACCAGTGAAATTCTGGAGAGCCTGAACACAGGTTTTATCGTCGATAACATGGAATTAAGAGGCTGCGGCGTCTCTTTTCTGCTTACAGATAAGTTCCATTTCCGGCGGATCGATACCAAGGATAATGATTATTCTGATGATGACGACAAAGCCTACCGCTGGCGTCACCAGGCAGGTACGGACATGTTCCAGTTCTGTAAAGTAATTAACCAGCTTTGCGACCTTCTGTCTTACAAAGAACCAGAAGAACAAAAACCAGCAGCCTGATTAGAACAGCAGCAATTACCCCATTCTCATGGGTTGGGTTGCTGCACCCTAAAACGCGTTGCAGCGCGTCAGTTGGAGAAATACAAAATGGAAAAAACAGTACAGCAGTTAATTAAACTTGCTTTTGAGGCAGCTAAAACAATGCCTGCTGCAAATTCTGAACTTATTAAAGAGCTGGCAACAATGCTCGATGTCTCGAATATTACCCTTCGTCAGGCATGTAAAGAACGTGACGCTATGAAGGAAGAAGTTATTTCCTGGGCAAAAGAATGCGATCGAATTGTTGAGCGTCACACAAAAACCCGCAGCAATATGCACGTTGTGGAAGCAATGCGCGATCTGAAGAATATCGCAACGGCATCCACCAGCAATGCGGAGGCTCTCTGATGGCTAAAGACTCAAAGGTTGTATACGGGGCCAGCGGCAAAACGAACGTTTTAACGTTCGAACCTGAAAGCCTGCATCTGGTCACCGACAAAACTCACCCGCTTTACGATGAACGGGTCCACCTTCCTATCGACGAAGGGATGGTTCTTAACATCAAGGAGCTGGGTGTACTGGAGCCGATTATCGTCTGGAAAGACCCAGAATCAGGGCTCACCTGCGTAGTTGTTGGCCGTCAGCGCGTAAAACATACCCTGGAGGCAAATAAGCTTCTTTTGAAAGAGGGCAAAGACCCCCTGCTTGTTCCTGGGGTCGTTAAGCGCGGATCAGCAAATCAGATGGCCAAATACATGGTCAGCGAAAACGAAATTCGCCGACCTGATACACCGCTTGGCCGGGCTAAAAAAATGTCAGACCAGCTCGACCGCGGGCTCGATGAGGACGACATTGCAGTGTTGTTTGGCTGCAGCGTTCAGACCGTGCGTGCAACGCTCTCTCTCCTCGATGCTACTCAGGCCGTCAGGGAAGCGGTGGAATCTGGAACAGTAACCGTTACCCAGGCGCGTCAGCTGGCATCTCTTAAACCCGAAGAGCAGCGGGAGAAGGTCTCTGAAATAGAAGCGGCAACTGCTGGCACAACCGGCCATGAAAAAGCCCGGCGTCAGCGTCAAATCCTCGGTGAGGCAAAGCCGCGCCTGAAAACCCGCAAAGAAATCACAAAAGCCCTGGAATCTGCCGAGGGTGAGTATGCAAGCGCACTCCGTTGGGTGCTTGGGGAGGCCGTATGAATTTTGATCCCGAGAATTACAGCAAATACACCCTGCGTCGGCTCGCCGCCCTGTTAGATGTGATCTGCTGGGTGCTGATTGCCGTAGTAACCGTTGGTATCTGCATGTTTATTGAATGGTGGACAGCATGAACATAAAAGAGATCGGGAACGTGTTTCACTGTGATTGCGGCTTTTCATGGCATCGCGGTAAAAACGGTAACCATAACTGCGCTGATGGTTTGCGTGAAAAGGTACGGCTACTGGCGGCGGAGAATATGGCGCTGAAGAACGCCATTACAGACCATAGTCATTCGGTTCACTTCTGCGAGGTTTGCGGAAAGGATGATCCGTGCAGCACTGACGATGTTTGTTATGCGCTGAAAGATATCCCCGCCACCGATCGCATTGTTGCAGAGACCGAGGCGCGCGGAGTTGAGAAGGCCATCGCTCACCTGGAGAAGAAGTTCATCAATATCGGCGTGCAGATCATGAATTTGCAGTGGCTGGCAGACTCGCTGCGCAAGGGAGCATCAGAATGACAAACCGAATCCCTAGCTTCGGCTGGAACCGCCTGAAGCTGGCAACGCTCACCTATGAGCAACTGGCTCAACTGGAAGAGCAGGTGAAGGCCGAGCACGCCTGCAAAAACGGCATTCACCTCTTCGACAAAGCCGGTCAGCGCAAACTCGATGCCCTGAGCTGGGCCGTATACAACAAGCAGAAGGCGGAGCGTGCAGCATGACAACTGATATCACCGAACTGACACCTGAAAAACTGGAAGAAATCCGCCAGCGCTACCGCCCAACTGAAGTTCCTAAATGTCATATTTGTGGCTCTGAAATGACAATTCAGCGCATGTCGGCAAGTCGCATCACTTACGGCTGTGCTGGCGCTATCTATGACGAAACTGGTTGTCATTATGCTGAAGGCCGCAGCCTGGCTGATGACCACTATGCTGAATCACGCATCACAGTAGTTGATGTAAGCGACCCTGACGTCCTCGCGCTGGTAGATGCGCTGGAGAAGGCGCAGCAGTCGGCCAAAGAGCGAGACGAAGAGAATCAGGATTTGATGCTTACAATTGGGCGCCTTCGAGTAGAGAGAGAGGGCCTTGAAGCTATTCTCGCTGCAGCCGAAAAACTGGTTCGCTGCAAAGGTCGCTATCACAGCGAGCAGAACTACCGAGCACTGGCGGCGCTGTTTGGCGTGAATACTCCAGACCTGCCGCCGCTGGAGCATGAAAACGTCCATTATGCCGATGCTGCAGAGATGGATATTGCAGCACTCCGCCAGCGCATCGCCGAGCTGGAGTCCCGCACCGTGAAGCTGCCAGCTGAGCTTTACACAATCGGTGAGCTTATCAGGACGCAGGACAACCGCATTACCGATCAGCCCATGTTCGTCGTTTTCCAGAAGCGTGAAATTATCGGAAGCGATGAGCACTCGCCTAGCCGAATTTGCTGGGTATGGGATGGTGAAGAGGTCAGCGAACTGCGAGCCAAGCGGCTGGAAGCGCTTTATCAGGATGGTCGCGATACCCGCGGATATGACCGATACGCGATGCAGGAAGTAGATGAGTTTGTTACTGCCTGCTTTACCGAGCATGGCTGCAAAGACTATCTGCGCCAGAACGGCCATAACCTGCGGTTGCCGTACATTTACGCCTACGGCTCTTTCCGAAATAACGAATATCAATTGGTTAGAAATTGGCTCGCTGGCATCAAGGTGGAGGATGAGTGATGGATACTAACGAATTGCTGGAACACATTGACGCCGGGGACTATTACGAGGCCAGTTTCCTGCTCAACGAAAAATGCCCAACTGCTGAGCGCAGATTTAAGCGCCTCACAAAAGGCCTGGCGGAGTTACTCAAAGACGTGCAGAAAGAGTTCCCTGACGCGAATTATTACACCGCCTCCGGTGGTTTTAACTTGCTGCTTGGTAGCGCAACTGACTGCGGTTCCACTGAGGGTAATCAGTTGATTGCCGTTTCAGCCAGTGAATATCTGAGTTTAGGCGACGGAGATTTCTAAATGACCAGCAAATTTACCAGAGAGCGCCTGCAGGAAATCGCTGAAGATGGATTCCTGAAGCATGGTGAAAGCAAAGAGCTGGCCCGCATGGCGCTGGCCGCAATGGACAGCGAGCCGGTGGCGTGGACAGATGAACAGGAGTTGCGAAACGTTGATCGTGGTGGTTGCGGGTACCTTTTCACTGTTAACCCTGTTACTCCGCATGCAGACGAGCGCCGAATTATTCTGCTCTATCGCCACGCGCAGCCAGCGTCGGAACGTGAGCAGGTACGCAGTGCGCATGCCGAGTGGTCACAGGCAACTGTCGGTAATGTCGGCCCGGTTGGCCCGCTGAAGCATCTCAGCAAAGAAGCACTGGAAGCCGCTGAACAGCCCGGCGACCTGTCAGAATGGGCTGATATGCAGTTCCTGCTGTGGGATGCGCAGCGTCGTGCCGGTATCACTGATGAGCAGATTACCCAAGCGATGATCGATAAGCTGGCGGTAAACAAGCAGCGCGAATGGCCGGAGCCGAAAGACGGGGAACCAAGGCTGCACATCAAAGAACAACCTCGTAAAAAAGTAGACCGCTGTGATGTTTGTACTGAAGGGGCTCGTGGCGGGTGCGGGACATGTATTTTTAACGGTAATTTTGAATGAGGTGCTTATGACTTCTACAGATTTTATGGAAGAGAAAGAAGTATTCGAATTACTGGGGAAGAAAAAAACAGCTGTATGGCGTTTGCGTAAAGAGCATGGTTTTCCTCAGCCTGTATTAACATACCCAACCCGTTATAGTCGTAAAGCTGTCGTACGCTGGATTGAAGAGGGTGGGGTTAATCCTATTGGTTGATAATATGAATTTTAATGGCTGTTCCACATAATTTGGTTCAGCCATTATTAACAAGATGCAATAATTAACTCTCTTTCATGAGTACGTCTGCAATACTTTTAATAAAGTTGTATAATTCATATGCTGGCATGCGTGCATCACTGATATCAACTTTACGCTCAATAACATCTGATGGATCTATTCGTTTTATTCTTTTCATTAAACCTGCTAGCGTTCCATATTCATCCTCAATTAAAACCCTTCCATTAAAATCATTAAATTGATTTCTTGTGATATCAATATAATAGTCACCTAACCTTACAAATACATGCGCACCAATAAATTGACTTACTTCATCAGGACAATTCACAAATATAATTTCCGGAGCGTAACCATTTTCTTCTAAATATTTTCCAAGAAAGTTACTTGCCAAGTCACAACATCCATATGGAAAATTATTCAATTCCGACCATCTGTGCATATGAAAACATTGATATGAACGGGTGTCAGCAGCAATAACTAATGCGTTTCGAAAAGCATGCACTATTTTTCGTATATTATTATCCATTCTCTCACCTTATTTAAGGGCATTAACATGCCATAAAATTTTATCTGCATAAAGTTCATATGCTTCTTTCTGTTCCACCAGCCAATCGTGCTTGTTGTAGACAGCCATCACTCCCCCCAGTTCATGCCCCAGCATCTTTTCTGTCACATGGGGCATAACCCCTTCTCCTGACAAATTGGTAACCAGCGACCGCCGGAAGTCATGCGTTCGCCATTCTGGTATATCAATTTTATCCCTTAATTTTTTCATGTAGAGATTTGCTGACGAACGATCTATTGCCTTGTCCAGTTCCTGGCCGGGAAACAGAACATCGTTTCCAGCATTTAGCAGCCTATCAACGTAAGGCTTTACCTGATCGAAAATAGGCCTACGAATCACGTTCCCCATCTTGGAATGCTCCGATGGAGTTGTCCAAATCAAATCATCCATATTGAACTCGCTGGCGGTAGCAAGGCGCAGCTCTGATAGCCTGGCTCCCCAAAGCAAAAGCAGCTGATGAAGCACCTTGTTAGAGGTAACGATCTTGTTGTTCTCCAGCGCCAGCCAGATTTTAGCCAACTCGGTATACGTGAGAACACGGCTACCCACATCAGGTTTTTTGCCAATGGTCTTAACGCTAAGCTTCAGGACCTCGCACGATGGGATCAACTGGCGGCTGATACACCAGTTCATTACAGAACGTAGTTGTAGAAGAAGCACCCTGGCCTTTTTGCTGTTCTTCTTTTCCTGCTTATCAAAGAAACGCACCCATGCAGAAACAGGAATGTTAACTACCGGAGCGTCCGGGAATTCTGTGTACATCGTGTTGTACACAACTGACTTGTACAGCGTCTGAGTGTTAGGTTTCAGCGTTTCAACATACTTGCTCCACCACTGATCCAGGCACTCTTTGAGAGTCAGCTCGCCATCTTCTTTGGCAAAATAATTTTTCGGGTTAAGCCCCTTGAGGTACAATTCGCGCATCTCACCGACGACTACGCGCGCCTCCTTGAGAGACATAGCGGGATAGCGGCCAATGGAGAGGCGAACGGGCTTACCGTTCCAGCGATAACGAAACTGGAATGTGATCGTGCCTGTAGGAGTTATGCGTACACTCAGCCCGTCACCATCTGTGACCTCAGCTGCGCCGCTGTATGGCTTAGCATTGATGCTACGGAGTTTGGTATCACTAAGGGCCACGGCTCTGTATCCTGTACACACTGAAATTCTGCATTCTGTACTCAATGTGTACGCAATGGCAAGTGAACGAAGTGATTTTCTAAGCGAATCGATGCGAACGGAAAGGAAATAAAAGGAATGAAATGCTTGATGGTACGGGGAATGATAGGATAACATGCAACACAAGCTGAACGCTTAAAAATCAGTAAGTTCTATGTCCCCTTAGTTAAATGGATATAACGAGCCCCTCCTAAGGGCTAGTTGCAGGTTCGATTCCTGCAGGGGACACCATACATACCTCTCCTGCCATCTACCAAACTCAATAAAACCCCCTTATAATCAGTGAAAACCCCCTATCCTGACTATGCGACGTCAACAGATGTCTCCCCATTTCAACGTGAATCAATTAACGTTTGGGGTCTAAGTGCGGGCTTATCCTGTTCAACAAAAAAGTCCCCAAAAATGACCTTAAATACACGTCGGGCCGAGACTGCAAAACCCAGAGACAAGGCCTATAAGCTCGCTGATGGCGAAGGGCTCTATCTCATGGTCAATACTAACGGTTCAAAGTACTGGCGCACGTAGTATCGGTTTGCCAGCAAGGAGAAAAAGCTCTCATTCTGGAAGCTACCCGAACATCTCGCTTGCGGAAACTCGCACTAAATGAGATGCGGCAAAAAAGTATTGGAGAATGATTAGGATCCCGGAGAGGTCAATAAAGGCCACGTAGTTAGCCAAAAAACTCTCGGATACCACTGCATTTGAAGCAATAGATTCCGGGTGATGGTGCCAACTTACTGATTTAGTGTATGATGGTGTTTTTGAGGTGCTC